ATTATTAAGATTATTATTATTAAGATTATTATTATTAAGATTATTATTATTAAGATTATTATTATTAAGATTATTATTATTAAGATTATTATTATTAAGATTATTATTATTAAGATTATTATTATTATATATTATGTTTTTATCAATAATATTAATTATTCTATTAGTATTCTTAACAAACAATTTAGACGATAGGTCTGTAAAATTACATATTAAAAATATTATATAACATATATGTAACATAAATATGTTATATAGTATATTTATGTTATATATTTATGTAATATAATATTTATAATATAATATTATAATTTAAATGTTTTTTTTTACTTTTAAATAATGCTACAAAATTTGAAAGAGTTACATGATAAAAATAATTTACCAAATTTATTATTATATGGAAACAACTTAATTGGTAAAAAAACATTATTAGAACAATTATTATTATATATATATAAAAATTATAAAAATATTGAAAATAATACACTCATATTGAATTGTAGTTTAGGAAAAGGAAATATAAAATTTATAAGAGACAATCTAAGATTTTTTGCAAATACAATAATTCATAAAAATATAACAAATTTTAAATCTATTGTCTTATTGAATGCTGATAGTTTAACATTAGACGCCCAATCAGCGCTTCGAAGATCAATTGAAATATATAGTAATACAAAATTTTTTATTGTTACAGCAAATAAGTCAAAAATTATCAGACCAATACTATCTAGATTTTGTGAAATTTTTTGCAATATTAACAACTTGAATAGTATTTATAAGTCATTAACATTCAATAACAATAACAATAACAATAACAGCAACAGTATTAAATTTAACAGCAAATTGGCAATAATCATAAAAAAATTAGATAATAATATAGCAGAACTAGTGAATAATTCAAAAAACGAGCTATTATTCAGTTATAGTTCATTAATATATAATAAAGGTATTAGTGCTAATAATTTATTAGAATTTTTTACAAATAGTCATAATTTTAAATCTGATTTTTCAAAATTTGTATTTTTTTTTGATATTTATAAAAAGGAAATAAGATGTGAGGAATTTTTAATATTTATAATATTATATTTTTACAATAATAATTGTCCTATTAATTTTTCAATATTTAATACTATTTAATTAAATAATTTAGTTTAAATTTTATTTAAATAATAATATTTAAACTATAAATATGGATGATTATAACTTATCAACAATAATTGAATCCAAGAATGAGTGGTGTGCTAGATTGACAAATACTTTAACACCTTGCATCATAGAAGGTTTAAGGTCTGTCTTTTCCGAAGCCTATAATGTTTGCAAAGAAAATGATGAAGAGTCTAAATATTTAATGACATTTCAAAATTTTTTAAATAATATTCCAAAGTGGAGTTCTGAAATAGTTGAAAACGAAAAACAAAGAATAATTACATCAAGCGCGTGTAACTATTTAGAAGATTTATTATCTTGTGTTCATATTACTCAATTAAAATCATTAACATCTTCTCGTGTAGGATTAAAACAAAAAAAAATTAATATAGATATACCAGATTTATGTAAATTTATACATAAAACATATATAAATGTTGCCCGAAAAGTTTATGTAAATATATATTTATTTGAACTAAATATTAAACCGTTACAAACGCAAAAAAATAATAGAGAATTAGAATTAATTGTAAAAGAATGTATTTTAAATACAATAAGAGAGAGCATTCCAATTGAACATATATTACAAATGTATTTAGACGAGACACAAGAAACAGATGTTGAAGTAGAAGAAAAGAAGGAAATTGTTACAGATAAAGAAGCATTAGATAAACTTAATAAATTAAAACAAATTACAGAATTAGAAAAAATAAAGAAAGAAGCACTTGAAAAAATAAAAGAAGAAAGCAAAACAAATTTAAAGAAAGCGCTTAAAAATGCAACAAAAGATTTAAATGAAGACAATTTAGAAATGTCAAAAAATAAAGGAGCTTCAAATAATGATTCTAATGATGAATCTGATAATGAATTAAATAATGAATCAAATAATGAATCTAATGATGAATTTGATAAGGAATCCAATAATTATAAACTAAAAATAGGTAAATCAAATGTTAAAAATGAGCAAGACGAAATTGATTTAGACATATTAGATTTAAAAACAGAATTAAGTACTGATGATGAAAAATCTGATATAGATTTAGATATAGAAGAATTATTATAATTCTATTCGTTATATATATAAAATTCATTTATTTTATAATAATAAATGAATTTTATATTACCATCAATAGCAATTAGTATTATATTTATGATTTATAAAATAATAGATATGAAATATATAACTAAAGAAGAAAAATCATTAAAAAATGTAACAAAAGATAGTTTAATAGTATTTTTATGCTCTATGGTTTCATTGTTTGGTTTAGAACAACTAAATATTAATGAGTTAATAGGTAATTCAAAAGAATCTTTGAGTGCTTTTACAAATGAACCCGATTTTTAATAATATATTTTATATTTTGTTTATATAAAATATAAAATATATTTCTAAATCATAATTGGTAAGTTGTCAATATTAAATATTGCTTCTGGATTGTTAATTTTCTTTTTGGCTATTTGATATTTTTCAAATAGTGGTTTATTTAATACATTTTGTGGAGTATGCCTATGAACACTTCGTGCAATCATTTTATATAATTTAAAATCAGGGTATCTCTCAGACCCATCGTTTTTATAGAGTATATTTTTATTTTTATCATCAAAAACCCATTCAATCATTAATTTTTTTATAGGAGATTTTAATTTTTTTATATCTTCTAAATCATCAATAAAATAATCAAATAAACTACATCCTAATCGACATAAATCAAAACTATAATTTGGGTCTAAGCGTGGTTTATTATCATTTAAATAAGGTTCACAATTATATTGTGTAGCAGCATCTCCATCTTGTGAATAACTATCACTACATATAAATTTATTTTTAAATCTATAAATAGCTCTTCCAAAATCAATTATTTTATATATTTTGCCAAATGTAGGAATTTTATAATGACTATTGTTGAATTTATAATATAAATATTTCTTTTCAGTTGATACATATACGATATTATTTGTATGTAAATCATTATGAGTAAAATGAAAAACTTTTTGATATGTAATTAATGTAAATAATATTTGTAAAACAATAGATTCCCATTCATCATCTTTAATTTTTTTACTTGAAATATAAGAATCTAATGTATTTTCACAACATTCTAATACAATAATTTCAACAGGAAATTTATCTATTGAACAAAATATTTCTTCATCATCATCATTATCATCATAACTTTCTTCGCTGCTTGATTCAGATGAAGCGGTTTTATTTGTGTCAATAGACTCTGTATTTGATGACCTAGAAGAACATGACTCTGAATTAGTTGTTTCATTTTTGCTTGTGTTATAATTATTTGATTTAGTAGATGATTTATCTAAAATATCTATATTTTCATATGTCAGTTGTAATTCTTGTTGTATTAAATTTTTATTTTCTAAACAAGTTGGTTCAATGTTTGCTAAATCGTTAATATTTAAATCTTCAATATTCAAATCTTCAATATTCAAATCTTCAATGTTGAGATCATTATTTAAATCAGTAGTAAAATCACTATTGCTAGTATCATTTATTAATAATGATTTTTTATATTTATTAGTTTTGCCAAAAATATTTTTAATTTTTTTACTTGCTTCAAGTTTAAATAGATTGTCTTTATATTTATGAAAATGGTCTGATTCATTTAAAAATTCTAAATCTTCAGATATATTAACTTTAAAATTATTTTTTATTCCTAAAAATGCACCATAATAATTCAATCCATTATAAAAATTATAGTTATTTAATAAGAAACTAGATAAAAAAGAAAAAAATCCATCAATATATGCTGAGTTATTTGGATCTAATATTTTTTTATATTTTTTATGATATTCGATATCGCAATTTACTTGATCACTATTATAAAATTTAGGTAATTCTAAAATATCATAACTGTTTTCATATTTACCCAACATGTATTTTATTGGATCTATTAATGGACTAAATTTTATAAAAATATTTTCACTACATTTGTTATTAGATATATCACATATCTCGGCAACAAATTTGTTATAATTAATTTTTTCTGTTATATTTTCTAATTTGTAATTATTATTTAGATTAATATTATTGTAATTATTGCTATTCAACTCAAAATACGTATTATACAATGGAAAATAATTTTGAAGACTTGCTATATCTAAAAAATTAGAACTGCTAATTGTTTCAAAAAGTTGTTTATTGTTATTTTTTCTATAGTTTATTTCCATTTAATAAATTGAAAATACTTATTTTTCTTATTTATAACACAAATAATATTTTTAAATATTACTAAATAATATTATTTAATTTTTATAATTTTTATAATTTTTATAATTTTTATAATTTTTATAATTTTTATAATTTTGTATTTCTATAATTATGTAATTTTGTATTTCTATAATTATGTAATTTTGTATTATTTAGTTTAAATCTTAGATTATAAAATATTATTAGTAAACAATAATGACATTAGAATTAAAAAAATTTGATATAAAATCAATTAGTTTCAGACCAGATGAAAATAAAGGGCCTGTTATTGTTTTAATAGGTCGTCGTGATACAGGCAAATCATATTTAGTGAGAGATCTTCTTTATTATCATCAAGATATACCAATAGGAACTGTTATTAGTGGAACCGAAGCAGGCAATGGTTTTTATGCTGAACATGTCCCAAAACTTTTTATCCACGATGAATACAATACTGCTATTATTGAAAATATTTTAAAGAGGCAAAAAACAGTATTGAAGCAAGTAAAAAAAGAAATAGAAGTTTATAAAAAATCGAATATAGATCCTCGTGCTTTTGTTATTTTAGACGATTGCTTATATGATGGTAGTTGGACTAAAGATAAAATGATGCGTCTTCTTTTTATGAATGGACGTCATTGGAAAATAATGCTTGTTATTACTATGCAATATCCTTTAGGTATTCCGCCTAATCTTCGCACAAATATAGATTATGTTTTCATTTTACGTGAACCATATATAGCAAATAGACGACGAATTTATGAAAATTATGCTGGTATGTTTCCAACGTTTGAAAGTTTTTGCCAAGTAATGGATCAATGTACAGAGAACTACGAGTGTTTAGTAATAAATAATAATGCTAAATCAAATAAATTACAAGACCAAATTTTTTGGTATAAAGCAGATCACCATAAAACATTCAAATTAGGTTCAAAAGAATTTTGGGAAATTAGTAAAAATTTAGATTCTGATAATGAAGAAGAAATGTATGACCCAAATATAAGAGATAAGAAAAAAGGACCTAAAATAAATGTGCGCAAAACAAAATGGTAATAAATTTATTTATAATATTTATTGAAAAATATTATAAATTATTATTTTTATTAATGTTGTCTTCTATATGAAATTATTAAATAATTTTATTCCTTAAGTTCTTTTGTAGCACAATCGGCCAATAGTTCTAAATTGCTTGACTCTTCTTGTGTCGTTGTTTTTTCTGCACGTTCTTTTTGTCTTTCTAATAGTTCTCCTAAGCCATGATCATTATCTTTCTGTCTTCCGACAATAACATCTTGTGCTTCAAATAGTTCTTTACGCAAATCTGCTGTAGATACATCATCATCTTCTTTATCGCCAAAAAGCAAATTTTTACCAGGTACATCCATTCTATCGGCATTTATTAAATTTCCTTCTTCATCTATTGTTTGCATTAATTTGTTGCCTTCTTTTTGAGCTTTAGCAATATTTTCTTGAATTGCTTTCTTTTTACTTTCTTTTACACGTTCTTTAAATTGTTCTTTTGATATTTCATCATTTTTCTTCTTATGGCTCATAAGTTCATTTAAATCTTTTTCTAAATATTCAACACGTCCTGTCTTATATGCTTCTGGGTGAAAAGGCATCCACATACCTACTGCTCCTACATAAACATCATGATTGGAATCTTGTTCTCTCAACATTTTACATCTCATTTCAGCTTCTTCTTGAGAACCAAATACACCTCTCACTTTAATACCTCTTGTATTTGTTTGAAATTCATGTAGTTCATTATATTCTTTTTGTAATTGTTCTTCTTTAACATCCATAAATGTTTTATATTCATCGTCCAATGTGGTTGAAAATAGATTCTCTTTTTCTTCTTCTACAAATTCCTCCATATCTTTGGATAAATTATTAAAATCTAAATTATATTTGTATGCTAAATAATTCAAAAATTGTGTATATTTTTCAAAAGTTTTTTTAAACTCAAAATTCTTTAAAAATTTTTCAAAATAAAATAACTCTTTATTTTTAATATGGTCTTCAGGAGAAATAAAACTTAAACACACATATTTTTGTCCCCCTAATGGTTTGTCTTCATCTAATAAATCCACATATTTTGTTTTTTCTAAATTAGGTGATTGTTTTTCTTTATCTTTATCTTTATCTTTATCTTTAGATTTAGAAGATTTTTTTGTAAACATTTTATAGAATAGTATTCTAATATAATTTTAAGTATTTTATTTAAACATTATATAATTATAATTTTTTATAATTATATATTTAGGTAATTTAAAATATTTAAAATGTGTATAAATATATTTTTTTTCTTAAGTATTATTATAAAACAAAATGAATTTCAGTATGGGTGAATTAGTAAAAAGAGCTGTTAAATATTTAATTGAAGGTTTAATGGTAGCAATAGTTGCTTTTGTTATACCACAAAAACCATTGAAAGTAGAAGAAATTGCTATTATTGCTTTAATGGCTGCTGCCACATTCTCTATTTTGGATACTTTTATTCCTACTATGGGTGTAAGTGCTAGAACAGGTGCTGGTTTTGGTATTGGTGCTAATTTGGTTGGTTTCCCAAGAATATAAATATAATTTAGTAAGTAATATAAAGTTAAAATATATAAAATTTATTACATTTTATATATTTTTTTGCGTCAATAAATTGTATCCTTTAGCGTTATAATAGTTAAATTAATAGTTAACTTATAAATAATCTATTGCATGTAAAAATGCATTTAGTATTGTAAATATATTTACTAATATTAATAGTAATATGAATAATATGAATAATATGAATAATATGAATAATATGAATAATAACAAACCTATAATAGGTATTTTAGCAACACCTTACATAAAAAATAATATTTCAGATGAAATATTTTTAAAAGAAACTTTCATAATTTTTTTAAAGCAAAACTCAATTGATTATATTATAATACCATATACTATTACAAAAGTTAAATTAGACAATATATTATCTATTGTAAATGGTATAATATTTCCAGGAAGTCAATTAGGTAATTTGTATAACAATAAATATATAAAGCAACATTTTTTAACACAAAAATACATAGTTAAAAAAGTCAAATCGCTTGCTAATGATAAAATAATACCAATATTAGCAATATGTCATGGTTATGAAAATATGATTTTAATTGAAAAAAATTATAATTTAACAAATAACAATATCAAAAAAGCGTTTATTAATGTAAACTCATATAAACATTATAAAACAATACCAAAATTTAAAAATAATAACTTAGGCAAGTTATTTAGAAGTAATTTTAATAAAACAAAAAAATTAATTCATAATCATACATTAGCATTAGATTCTAAGGAGAGAATTAAAAATTATATAATTATTGCTACTAGTTTAGATAAAAACAATAAAGAGTTTGTAGATATAGTAAAACACAAAAAATATCCATTTTTTGGATTTCAAGGACATCCGGAAATAGATAACACAAAATTATTTTTACCTTTTATTAGTTATGTTAATTATAACTTTAGTAAGAAAAACCTAGACAAAAAAATATATGGTAATCTCAATTTAATAAAATTAAAATCTAGAAAAGTTTTATGTAAAAAATATAACTTAGCATCAACAATAAAAGATAGAAACTGCATATTTTACAAAAGTTAGTCTATTTATTTAATCTTATATTTTTTTGTGCGCTTAATAGTTTTTTTTATATTTTTCTTTGATTTTTTTATTATTTTATAATCTTCTTTGGGTATATATCTAAAAAAATTCATATTGTATAATTTTGAATCGCGCGATAATTCTTTTCTTCTAATTTTGGCATATAATTTTGCTTTTTCTTCTCTAATATCTTCTAGTGTTTTTTGCTTACCATAACATACTACACTAAATCTTCGCAATAACCCTTTTTGTTGAAGACGATTTTTTAATTGAACTTTAAATAAATATTCAGCAATACATAACAATCTATTTTCATCATAATATGGTCTATTTGCATATATAAATATTAAATAAAAACTTAATATAGTATCTATTGATGCTACTTTTATTTTTTGTCCATTAATATTTATTAAATTATAACTATGACAAGCAGTCGGTTTATAAATAAATGCTATAACATCATTATTTACAACAATTTCATAATGAACGTCAATATATTCACCTATTGGTTGTTTTTTAAAAATTTTTACATTTTTATAACCTTCATACTGTAATTGTTCTTTCAAAATAGTGGCACTAGACTCGGGATTTTCACTTAATACATCAAAATCAGGAATAGTAGAAACCTGTTTTCTCTCTTTATATGGCATATATTTACTATATAATGTTGACGCGTAACCTCCAAAAAAAACCAAACCTTGATTAATAAATGACATTCTAGTGATTTCATATATTTTATTTTGATCATCTAATGTTCCCTCATATTGTCTTTGAAAATCTTGTTTATCGCAGAATATACCTTTTAATGGATAATTTTTATTTAATAATATAATACGTTTTAATATTTTTTCCCATCTAGATACATCTCCCATAGGGCGAGATAATTCAACATACATTGCCATACGAAGAAAATTAGGAGGGCAATAATTAATGCCATTAATTTTTATTGCTTTTTTTGAAATATTTTGAAATAATTTATTGTCTAATGCAGTAATATCTGCTATTGGTATAAAATTCACAAATACTTTATATGTTCCACTATGAACTCCTGATTTTGCTTCTACTTCTTCATATCCGGCTTTAAAATATATGTTTGCTAAATCTTTAGCATATTCCATCGCATAAGGAGAAAAAAAGTCGTAGTCAGGTATTTCAATATTTTTATTATAAAATCTATATTGTTCAGGTAGTATATTATTTATAGCAGTTCCACCATAACATAAGACTTTATGCGATCGCATAAAACTTTCTAAAATATCAATAATATTTTTAATAGTATCTGATTGAAGTAATTTTTTTCCCATAATATACGTAGCATTATCTATAGCATTTCTTAATATATGTAATTCTTTTTCTTCATATGTTTCTTTCATAATATTATATAATATAATATAATATAATATAATATAATATAATATAATATAATATAATATAATATTTTATAATATTTTATAATATTTATTGTCCTGTTAGTGCTTGACTTACCGATGCGGTGGTGTTTTCGAATAAAGGAGTATTTATAGATTGCCCAACAGGAGTTTCAATAGGTGGAGGTGCAGTGTTTATTAATGATGCCTCTGCTGCCTTTGCATCTACTGCTATTTTGGCGTCTGCGAAATTTTTTTTAATTTCTTCTAATGATTTTTCACATGTCCGGCTTATTACTAAATTATAACTAATAGAACTAATTAATATTCCGGCTAATATGTACCATACTATTTTACCTACAAATTTTTTTATAATTAACAATTTATATAATTCGAGTAAATAGTCATTATATTTCTTATCATCCGTTTTAACAGCATCCTTCATACTATTAAAAAAAGTGTTAAAATCGTTTATATTAGTGTTTATTTGATTAATAAATTTTGTTCTATTACTATTCATATTAGCGATTGCTTTAATAAGCTCTTTATTTCCGGAAGCCTCTTCTCCTGTTTTAAATATACTATCATAAACTTTATCAACTCCCATAAATCCAATAACAATATAACCAATAGTATTAGAAAATGGACTTATCCATCCTGGAAATATATATGTTAAAATAACGTGCAATGAAATAAATATAATTATCCAAGGTAATAATGTAATCATTAAAATATAACCCCATTGAATAGATTGACTACACATGGCTTTTGAAATAGTTGCATTGATAAAAAAAGAAATTAATACTACTAATAATATATATACAATATTAGTACCATCATTATTAATAGCGGTTGATGCATTAATAATAGTTTTTGTTTGGTTAATATTAAATACATTAAAAAATACAAAGAAAAGTGTTATAATCAAAAAAGACACTATTGAAATAATTGGATTAGGTAGGCTAGATTCTGCCATATTATTATAAATATAAATTATTTTAATATTAAAATTGTATTAAATTTAGTAAAATATGAAAATTATAAAACACGAGTTATATTATTATAATAATAATGAACTTCAATATTTTAGATTACACCAATTTTAAATTAAATAATTTAACAAATTTAAATAAAGCAAATGAGAAAAATATGTCTGAAAAGCCAAAATTAGTAGATAATGGAGTTAAATATTTTTTTAATGAAGTATTAAAAGGATGCCATAATTATAAGCAAAATAATTATAATACTTTTTATAATATTTCTATGTTTTTATTATTTGTAATAGTTTTAGCATCGATATTATATATGCGCTATAAAGGGAATAACTCTAGTAAAGAATATTATGAAAAGAGTATAAAAGATAAAGACTATATTATGTCTAAATTAATATATTATAATCGCCAAAATATTGATAATCAACAAAAAATAAAAAACAATATGATAACAAATTTACCTGATTATGGTGATCATGTCGAAGCAAACTTATTACATAAAACAATATATTTCTCTTAAATGCAATATACTTTAAAATTTAAAATTTAAATATATTATTAAAATATAAGTTTATCAATATAAATGACATCAACTTTATTAACCAATTATTATGAGCAATTAGAAGAATATTATAAATTGAAAACTAAATATATGTTAGTTAAGCAAAAAAAAATAACAGAATTGTCTGGTGATTATGGTAAAAATTATGACCAAAAAAAACAAATAATAGCAAAATATAAACCAAAATGTATAAATTGCAAACAAGATGGCGGAACAATTTTTACGGAAACACCAGAATTATTGCGCGCAACTTGTGGTAGTTCTTTTAGTCCGTGCAAACTAGATATATTAGTAGAACGAAAAAAATTTACACAAATCACTCAAAAGTTAATGACAACACGTGATAATTTAGAAAAATATAAAAAAAATATAATAACTACAAAATTAGATTTCCTTTTCAGTTATATTGAAGAAGAAAAAGCAGTAGAGTTATTTGAAACTTTGAAACATCAATTAAATAACAGTCAAGAAACTTATAATAATTTAGTCAATTTATATAATTCAATAACAAATAATGAAGAATTAAAACTATTAATACAAGAAAAAATAAAAGATTTTGAAATTAATAAAAAACAATATAGCGATGCTATGGAATTATTTAAATCATCTGGGGAAATAAATTACTTAAAAAGCGCGGTTGAGATACATAACAACAGACTCTCAGTACTAGGAAATGAATTAATGAAATTGAAATATAAAGCATCATTTATAGAAAAAAATGAACTTGATCAATTTACATTTTTTCAAAATAGTTATAATTTAGAAGATTTAATAATAGAAATAAACGACAAAAACTAAATTATAAACATATATTTATTATACATAATATATTTATTGTGTATAATAAAAAGTATAATGTATTATTAAGTATAAAGTTAAATGAAAAAATTTTTTGCAAAATTACAACAACAATTTTATAATGCAACAAAATATATAAATATTAGCATTTTCTTAATTACATTTTTACTGGGTTTAATATATATTTATTATTTTGATTATAATAGAAAAGTAGAAGTATATCCAACACCCCATAATATAGATAAAATAGAGTATAAAGATGAGGCGGAAAATTGTTTTAATTATAAAATAAAAGACGTTAAATGTCCTAGCGACAAAAATAAAATAAAGCTTTTGCCAATATAATTTAGCATTAGATTAATTAGTTTTTATTTTTTTTATACTTTCTTTTTTTTGTATGTCTTTTTAATTTTCTTTGCGATAATTTTCTTTGCGATTTACGTTTCTTATGTTTTTTTCTATATCCTCCGTCTAGATCAACTGCTTCATCAGCATCACTATCTTTATTATCGTCTTCGTCGTCTTCGTCCTCTCTGTCTCTATCTCTCTCATCTCTCTCATCTCTCTCATCTCGTCTGGCTCGTTCAGTATTATCTGAATTTCGTCTTGGTTTTATTCTTTCATAACTACTTGTTCCTGAGCGAGAAGTATAACTAATAACGGGCATATGATCAGATGCTCGAATATTGTTTCTTGTTAGAGTTAAATAATCAATATTAGGAATACCTGAAGCAATAGTTGGATCATATATTTGTGATACCAAAGCAATATTACTTCCTGTTCCGTCACCGATGAAAGCATAATTTGTTGCATCTACAATGTCATTATATTGACTTAAGTTTGGGTCCGGTGAGTTTAAGAGTCCTAGTAATATTGGATCTGTTGGTGGACCGCTTTTTTGCTGGTCTATTCCAGCCAATTTCAATGATGGAGGTGAATTAGGACTTCCAGAACGCACTACGCTATTAAAATTTGAACAACAACTTCTAGGCATAGAGTCAGAAAACAAGATTCGAATATTTACCAAACCACTACCTGCAATATTTAGACCTTGGGTTTTCATTAAGGTCATTAACTTGCCAGTTCCGTCATTAAAATCACCAGAAAATATAATTCTACATTTATCTGGCGTCAACTCACTAATTTCTTGAGAATTAAAAAATCTTAGTAATAAAGCCCTAGCCTCTTCATTTATTATTTCATATGTTATTCTTGCCCAAGTATCTAAATCAGCAGAATTTGCACCAAAATGATTTTCTAAAATTGATTTTGTGTATGGAGGAGATTTAAGAGCAGAAGGATTGGGTATATGGCAATTAAAATGCAAAGTATAGCAATTATCAGATTCATTTCTAACAATTAATGTCATAGGTCGTCCATTATCAGGTGTTCCAACGCCGTCTTTAAATATTTTATAAAAATTGTTAGTCCTGTATAATTGATGTTCTCCTAAATCAACAATGGCAACTTTTTGTGCGTTAAAATTACCATATAATGGATTACTTGAAAACCACTCATTATTATCTACTTTATCTCTAAAATAAGTTATTTTATCGCTAGGTATTATATATGCTAATCCAGTAGTATTTGCTTGAACACCGCATGCTAAAATAGTTAAACTTTGTGAAGTAAAATTTGTTCCCATAGTTGTTAAATAATGCTGAGTAAGATTCATTTCTTGTAATGCTGCTACACAATAGTCTTTTAATCCATATTGAAGAAAAAAAGTTCCTATTATTCTACAAGACATTGAAAAAAGTGCTCCGTAGTTAGTTGCTATAAAGTTTTGTACTGTATCTTGATTATTCATTAAAGTCTTTAATTTCATTAAACGTATATATATAGAAGTATTTTCACTTGCCGGAAAGGGAAATAAAGCAGCCATTGATAATACGAATGATGTGTTATATGAAAGAATTGCTATGCTAGTAGGTAACCCCCCTCCCCTCATATTCCGTTTTTTTGATTGTCTTCTTTTTTTTCGAATACTTTTTGAAACAGTCATTTATATATATAATATATATTTTTTTATTATATAGAATATATTTTTTTCTAAATATTATTCTAAATATTATTCTAAATTTTATTAATCATATTATATATAATACAATAATATGATTAAGAATATGTTAAAGAATTTATTACACACAAATATAGGAAAAATTATATTATCTGTATTATTGGGTTTGGGTTTATCTACAATTTTTAGACAAGTATGTAATTCCAAAGATTGTTATAAATTTATTGGTCCAAAACATAATGACTTACGAGACAAAATATTTGCTAGTGATACAGAAAAAACAAAGTGCTATACTTTAGTAGAGGAAAATATACCTTGCGGTTCAAAAAGTAAAACATTAGCATATTCAACAAATTTTGTTTAACATATTAATATACTAATATACTAATTAGTTAAATATATTTATTTAGTTAAATATATTTAAATATTTGACCACCAATTATATATAATGACAATTATAAATAATATAGAAATTGATAATATTGAGTTTACAATAAATTCTACAAAAATGGCAATTGCTAATAATAATCCAATAGAAGAAAAATTAAACGTAATTATTGTTATATCAAATCCTTGCTTGTATGCAAAAAGATATATATTATTGAAAGAATTTGTTAAACGAATTGAAGAAGAAGAAGAAGAGCATGTTAAGTTATTTATTGTAGAACTTGTATATAGCGACCAAAAATTTATAATTACTAGTAAAAATAATAAGCATCATCTACAATTAAAGACAGAAGTTCCATTATGGCATAAAGAAAATATGATAAATTTAGGAGTAAAATATTTATTACCCAAAGATTATAAGGCATTTGCTTGGATAGATGCAGATGTTGAATTTGATAGTTGTTCTTGGGTATTAGATACATTAAAAATTTTGAATGGACATAAAGATATTGTTCAACTATTTAGTCATTGTATTGATATGGATAAAGAAAAAAATAACTTAAATATATTTAATAGTTTTGGTTATTGTTTTGAAAAACAAAAAAACTATACAACAAAAGGAACAGATTATTGGCATCCTGGTTATGCTTGGGCAATAACAAGAAAAGCATATGAAAAAATAAATGGACTGTATGATAAAGGAATATTGGGATCCGGTGATAGTATAATTGCCATGTCTTTAATTAATAAATGCAATTCAATAACTAATATAAACTATAGCACAGATTATAACAATAGTATGCTAGAATATCAAAAATTAGCATGTAAATTAAGATTAGGATATACTCCTGGAATTATACGACATTATTATCATGGTTCTAAAATAAATCGTAAATATACAGAACGATGGAAAATTTTAATGAAATATAATTTTAGTCCTCTAACACATATAATCTATGATTCTAATGGATTAATAATTCCAGCAAGCAGTTTTTCTCAAGAATTCAAGGATGAAATTTTAAATTATTTTAAAGAACGTAAAGAAGATGAATAATACTGTATAGAAATAAATATACTATAAAAAAATAAATATATTTATTATAAAAAATAAATATATTATTTAAACTATTTAAAACCAATATGTATATAAATTATATATATAATGGTTACACAAGTAGAAACATTTGCTTTTCAGGCTGAAATTAATCAGTTAATGTCTCTTATTATTAATACATTTTATTCTAATAAAGAAATTTTTCTTCGTGAATTAATTTCTAATTCGTCTGATGCTCTGGATAAGATTAGGCATCAATCTTTATCTGATAAGAGTGTTTTAGACACGTGTTCTGACCTAACTATTCAAATTATTCCAGACAAGGTAAATAAAACATTAACGATTTTAGACACAGGAATTGGTATGACTAAATCAGACATGATTACAAATTTAGGAACAATTGCTCAATCAGGAACAAAAGGATTTATGGAGGCAATGAAAACACAGGGAGATATTACTATGATTGGTCAGTTTGGTGTTGGGTTTTATTCTGCATATTTAGTTGCTGAACGTGTTGTTGTTACGTCTAAAAATAATGATGATGAGCAGTATGTCTGGGAATCTAATGCTGGCGGTTCGTTTACGGTATCTAAAGATGACACAGGAGAGGTTCTTAGACGTGGAACGAAGATTACATGTTATTTAAAAGAGGATCAATTAGAATATTTAGAGGAGCAATGTATTAAAGATTTAATCAAGAAACATTCTGAGTTTATTAACTATCCAATTAGTCTTTACGTAGAAAAAAGTGTCTCAAAAGAAGAGGAGGAAGAGGAAGAGGAAGAGGAAGAAGAGAAAAAAGAGGATGAACCATGTATTGAAGAAGTAGAAGAAACTAAAGAAAAAGAAGGCAAAGCAAAAAAAATGGTAACACAACTAGTCCATGAATTTGAATTATTAAATAAGCAAAAACCTATTTGGTCAAGAAAGTCAGATGAAATTACAAGAGAAGAGTATTGTTCATTTTATAAATCATTAAGTAATGACTGGGAAGAACATCTTGCTGTAAAACATTTTTCTGTAGAAGGTCAACTTGAATTTACTTCTCTTTTATTTGTTCCAAAACGTGCTCCTGTTGATATTTTTGAATCAAAATCAAAAAAACAAGGAAATATTAAATTGTATGTTCGTCGAGTGTTTATTACAGATAATTGTGAAGACTTAATTCCTGATTGGTTAGGGTTTGTAAAGGGAGTGGTAGATTCCGAAGATTTACCCCTTAATATTTCTCGCGAAATGTTACAGCAAAATAAGATTATGAAAGTAATTAGGAAAAATATTGTTAAAAAATGTTTAGAACTATTTGCCGAAATTAGAGAAAACGAAGAAGATTTTCTAAAATTTTACGAGCAATTTAGTAAAAATATTAAACTTGGTATTCATGAAGATAGTGCTAATCGTGAAAAATTAGCTGATTTATTAATGTTTCATACTACAAAATCTAGTAAAAAAATGGTTTCATTTAAAGAGTATGTAAATAATATGCCTGAATCACAAAAGCATATTTATTATATTACCGGAGAATCGCAAAAAGCGGTAGAAAATTCTCCATTTATTGAAAAGTGCAAAAAGCGAAAATATGAAGTGTTATTTATGACTGATCCAATTGATGAATATTGTGTTCAACAATTAAAAGACTTTGATGGCAAATCTTTAATTTGTGTTACAAAAGAAGGATTAAAATTCGATGAAAGTGAAGAAGATAAAAATAATTGGGAGCAACTAATTGAAGAATTTAAACCATTAACTAGTAAAATTAAGGCAATTTTAGGAGATAAAGTTGATAAGGTCGTATTAAGCGAACGTGTTGTAGATTCTCCGTGTGTATTAGTAACCGGAGAGTTTGGTTGGTCTGCAAATATGGAAAGAATTATGAAAGCACAAGCATTACGCGATTCTAATATGAGTTCATATATGATGTCCAAGAAAACAATGGAAATTAATCCACATCATATTATTATTAAAACACTTATGGAGAGATATTCAGGAGATGAAAATAGCAAAACATTAAAAGATCTTGTCAATTTAATTTTTGAGTCTTCTCTTATTGCTAGTGGTTTTAATATTGAAGAACCAGCAATATTTGTAAATCGCATTAATAATATGATTAAATTAGGTCTTTCATTAGATGAAGATGAGAAACCAGAAGTGGAAGAAGACAAAGATATTGATAATGATGTAGATGAAGATGAAGATGAAGATGAAGATAAAGATAAAGATAAAGATGAAAAATCACAAATGGAAGAAGTTGATTAAAATAATTAGATATATAGTACTATTTCATAACAATACTATATATTGCGTTTTTAATATATTAAATATTTAGGAAACTATATAAATGGCTTCATTGTCTTCTTCTGGAATAACATCAATAAATGAACTTCCTCGTTCTAATATACAAAATAATAATGTTCATCAAGAATATATGATGCAGCAACAACCACAAAATATCGTTTTAAATAAAAATGAAATAATATCTGCATCAAATAATCAAATGTCTACAATGGAAAATTTAATACCAAATGGTGGATATTCTATGCAAAATCCTATGTTACAAAATCAAAATAATCCAGGAATTATGGGAAATAATGTTCAACAACAACAAGCACCGAACTATAACGAATTAATAAGTCAAATTCAGAAAGCAGCAGCAAATGGAACAACTGCTTTACCATCTCGTGATATACCAATTGACCCCATAAAAGTAGCAAACGATACTCAAATACAACCAAATTATATACCGCCTCCACAAGTTCAAGAAAATTATATTAAAAACCACGAAACACCGCAACAAATAATAGAAGAAAACAATAAAAAAACGAATATAGCAAATTTATATGATACTTTATTTTATGAAATGCAATTACCTATAGTAATAGCATTATTATATTTTTTATTTCAATTACCGGCAGTAAAAAAACATAGTAAAAATATGTTTCCGTATTTATTTAAAGATGATGGCAATCCAAATTTGTATGGTTTTATATTTAATAGTGTAATGTTTTCATCAATGGTTTATGTATTATTAAAAGTATTAACGAAATTACCTAAATAAACAATAACTTAGAAAATTGTAATACTTATTTATCAATTCAAAAAGTTGCTGACAACTTTTTTTGTTAGTTTGTCAATGTATATTTTAAAAATAATATCCCATATATGTTCCTTTATTAATAAAACCATAGTTACTATAATAATTTACTAATTTATTATTAGTATCCAATATTATTTTATAACAATTATTTTGTTTAGCATAATTTATAGCATAGTTCATAAGCTCTTTACCTATATTTTGTGAACGATACTCTTTTTTTACAACAAAATCTTCAATATGAGCAACACATTTACCATTATGAATAAATTTTTGTTCTGTTAGTAGTGTTATAGCACCTAAAATATTATCAGAATTATCTATATATAGAAAAATATTGTGATTATTATTTTGCAATATTTTTTGTAGAATATTATTACAAGTTTCATAATTTAAATCTTTATTTTCTCCAAAATAGTTATATAGCTCAATAAGTTGCTCGCAATTTTTATTACTAATTATAATATTTTTAATTGCTATAATATTACTTTTAGTGGTTTCCATCATTATATTTAAATTATATTAGTAAAATTATAATTTAAATAGTATTAATTACTAATTAATAAACAAATAATATTAATATGTCTACAACTTTTGACACACAAAGCGAGTTGTTATTAGATAAATTATTACAATTTTATAATAGCGATAATAATTTTGATAAAATGATAACTATTATAAATGGAACATCTAAAATATCACTAAGAATTGTTGATTGGTTTGTTACAAATTATTCAAAAAAAAATTATGTTGTATATGAATTAGATAATAATAAAAATGAAAGAGTTAAAGTTTATAATGATTATAAACTTAAATTAAAAGCATATAGTAAAAAAAAGTTCGATCCTTTTTGTAGGTGGGAGAGAATAAATGTTCCATATAAAAACGAAACATGTATTCAAACAACATTAGGACAACTGAATTTTTTTAAATGGTGCATTGAAAATAAAATATTAGATTATATCCAAGAAAACTATAAAATTATTGAAAATGACATGAATTTAAGAAATACTTCGGCAAAAGTAAAAAATTCGTCATTAAACTCAAATACATCAACAACATCATTGGAAAGTAGTGATTCTTATTCATCAAACAATTCAAATAATTCAAACAATTCAAATAATTCAAATAATTCTATTAATGCTAATAAAACACGTAAAAAACGAGAAGAACTTTCAAGCAATGCATCTAAATCTATAAAAAAAGAATTTATTATTACAACTGTTGAATTTAATTAAATGTATAACATTTCGTTATATATAATATTATAAAGAAACAATTTATATTAGTTATGGGTAATAACAATAGTATAAATAAAGTAAACTTTGAGTATATTCAAAAATGTATAAATTATGAAAGCGAAAAAGTGCTATTAATTAATACAATGGATTATAGTAAACAAGATTGTTTGATAAAAAATTCTATTCATGCTTCAAAAGAAGAAGAAATATTGAATAATTGTTTAAAAAATAATAGAGTTATTAAAATTGTAATATATGGAGAAAATTGCACCGACAATAAGGTAATCGTTAAGTATAATCAATTGTATAAATTAGGTTTTGTCAATTTATATGTATATATTGGCGGGTTATTTGAATGGTTATTATTACAAGATATATATGGAGATGAAGAATTTCCTACTTCATCGAAAATTATAGATATTTTAAAATATAAGGGAACTAGTAATACTAGTTATTTTAGTATAAAAAAAAACACATAATATAGAATTTATAAATTTATAATTTTATAAAATTATAATTTATAATAATATATGGATATTAATCATATATTATTAGATTTAGAAGTTATTAAACAAATAGTTGACAATGATAAATTAGGAGTACTAACTTTACCTGGTTCTACTAAATTATGTGTCGATACTTTTGGATATACAAGTTCAATAACACGCTGGTATAATAATTATAATAGAGAAACTAGTATTGTTTATGTAGAACAACTAACTAATAATATAGAAAAAACAGTCGATTTTATAATTTCTGGACAACACAATGAAGAAGGAGAAATATTACGAGAGGCATTAGATAGTGCATTAATTGGATTAGAAAAATTAAAAATAACATATATTAAAGATTCAATTATAGCAGCTCGAATTACTTTAATTATTAATAAATTGAAAAATTTATCTAAAAATTTAAAAAATTTTACAAATAATACATACAATTTTATTAATGAAATAGAAAACGCAAATAACGCTAATAACGCTAATAACGCTAATAACGCTAATAACGCTAATAACGCTAATAACGCTAATAACGCTAATAACGCTAATAATTCAATAACGCCTATTCAATAGCATCTATTCTTTAAATAATAACATTATATATTTAGTAAAAAATATTTCAATACAAATGTATATTCATCTTCACTTTTTTCATAATGATCTAGTCCATCAATAATAGTCCAAGTAATATTATAATTGCGTTCTAATAATTTTGAGCATTTTATTTGAAATGTTAAATTATACACATCATCTTTGTTTCCACTAAAAAAAAACAGTGGTGTACTATTGTTTGTTTTTAAATTTACATACTTATACATGTAAAGCGATTTAATACAAAATAATCCTCCTAATGTTTCTGGTAAAAACTTTAATATATTAAATAATAATGTTCCTCCTTGCGAAACACCTAGTATAAATATATATTTATAACTTTTTAAAATAGTGGCTTCATTATTTATAATAGACACAATTCTTTGTGTTTGTAAATTATATTCAGCACTATTTATTTTATCCAATTTACTCAAATTATTATAACAAGTATAATAATTATACCATGATTTAACATTATATTGTTTATTATTTGGATAATCTATGTCCATTAGTGGAGACTCTGGCAAAATAAATTTAATATTATTCGCAATTATACTATTGTTTTTTAAATACTCAATATAATCATTAAAGTATGTAGAATCTGAGAACATTGGATGTAGCATTATAAAAGTATATTTGTGTTTTTTTACGCTGTTATGTATTATACTATTATCATATGTATTATTAATATACATAATAATACATAATATTTTATTCATAAACAGCTCCGCACTATTTAATATAATCATTAAGATTACATTTATGGTGATTTTTTACTTTTACTTTTACTTTTATTTAATAATGAACATGCTTTTGGCGCAATACTATTTATTAATATATAAAGTTACATAATATTATTTAGTAAAAATAATATTACATATTATTATATAGTAATAATGGCACAAATAACAAAAAGAGCAGGATGGCAAATACTTGAAGATGTAAATAAGATAATAAATAATGCAAAACTAATTTATAAAAATGATGTTCCAAAAAACTTTGAAACTTTAAAAACAAAATACAAGGAAACAATGGTCATAAAACAGGCACTTGCAAAATCAATTACAGCGCAAAATGAAGCAAATAAAGAACTATACAATGAGGAACTGAGGATGAATTGGACACTTGCAGAATTAGACGAAGTAGTTACTCCGTCCAAGTCTAAAACAAATGAAACCAGTAAAAGTAAAACACCCGTTATGAATTCTGCATTATATAAAAATGATCCATATCCACCAATACAACACTATGAACCTCGCACGCTAGCACGTTTAAAGAGAGCTATTAAAAGACACGAAGAACTAGTGAGAGAAGTTTTAAAAAAAATTGAAACAATTCAAACAGAGCATAAAACTATAGAAGATAATTATAAAGTTTCAATTGATCATTTAAAAAAGGAATTGGTAGAGTTAATTGGTCAAGATTATGCACCTGCTTTAAGAAGTCTGTTCGAATCAGTTGATACAAAGCAAAAAGAAATGGAACGAGCAAGTAGAGAAATGTTATTTTCAAAATGGGACACTATGGACAGACGTAGTGGCGGTAGTCGTAGAAAAAGAAAACAAAGAAGACAAACAAGACAAACAAAAAGAAGATAAGTTAAAATAAGCAAAAAGTCTAAAAAGCAATTTTCTAAATGCTCTTGCTAATTAGCAGTAGTTAATAATATTTATATTTAACAATAATATTATTAAAGAATTTTGTTATTAATTATAAACTGAACTAAATTAATTTGCACTTAGTTGCTTTTTTCGCATAGTCCAGTTATTTTATTTCTTCGTGTGCAAAATAAATTTAATATTGTTCACAATCATACAATTAATATATGTATTAATATTATATATTATTAGTATACATAATAATACATAATATTTTATTTATAAACAGCACCTACATACTCAATATAGTCATCAAGTTTACATTTGTTTTTGTTATTTTTGAGGTATTTTATACATTTCTTCTGTTCTCTTTTATATTTGTTATGTGATTTACATGACCTATTATTGTAGTTATGAGTGTTATATTTTACAGCATACTTCTCCATTTTACTATCCATACCTTCATAAGTAGCACATGGTTTATAATTTTTTTTACCCAACCAAGACGGACAAAATTCGTCCATCCTGGTTTTATGAATCATATTTAAAAATTCTTGCTCAGTATGTTTTCCAGATTTTTTTGCTCCAATTCCATCATATAATATATAGCGTGACATTTTTTTAGTTTTACTTTTAGTTTTATTTAGTAAAACAGAAGTTTTTTTACGCGATGACATATTAATATATTAAAATATATTAATTATAAACTAAATTAAGTTAATTTATGCTTAGTTGGTTTTTTCACATAGTCCAGTTATTTTATTTCTTCGTGTGCCATTAGGGCATCGTTTATAATTTACTTTTTGCTTTGATGTTTCATTTTCTTTTTTATAAGCATTAGTTTTACCTGGTTTTAATAAGTTTTGTTTTGCTTTTTCTATCCACCATGCGTATTTTTCGGGATCTTCATATTTTAATTCAATAAACAATTCACCAATCATATATTCAATTCTTTCTTTATCTACATCGCGCCCCATATCTATAATAGCTTGTTTTGCCTTTGATTTATTAACTTTGCCAAAGAGACGTTCAGCTTCATCTTTTATTTTTGCTTGTTGTAAGACTTGCAATTTTCGTCGCGTTTTGCGTCCTCTAAAAACTGCCTGAATTTTAATAGCATTTCTATTTTTTTTACTTTTATTACTTAATGATTGTGGTGATGGCATTTATAATATAGTAAAATATTATATTTTTTATTTTATGCTAAATAAAAATATTAATCCACCAACTATTCAGGCACAGGTTTAATTGTTGCACTTTTGTCTCGTTGCATAGATTTTTGTTTTGCCTTGGCTATCCACTTTGCATGTTCCTTGTTGCTTAGGTCGCGCCATAAATGATAGACCATAATATCAATTCCTTCTTCATCAACATCGCGAGCCATGTCATCGAGTCTTTTTGCTGCCTTTGCTCTAGCAGCTCTACTTTTACAAAAAAGATGCTCGGCCTGTGTTTCGAGTTTTTTTGTTTCTAATTTTCGTCGCGTAGCATATGCTCTATAAGTTCTCTGAATCTTAGTAGCTTTTCTATTTTTTAGACTTTTATTACTTGTAGTGCGTCGTGGTAAAATTTGTAATGTAGATAGACTTCTAGATAATCTGTTAGTAAAATTTGATAAACTTAATGGCGATGGCATATAATATAGTAAAATATAAAAAAAAATCCAAATACTAAATTCTAAATATTTAAATATTAAATACTAAATGCTAAACTAAAACTTTATAATTATAATGTAAATACAAAATCATAGACTTTTCTTGTCACTTCATCGTAAAAATTATTGTCAATAAATAAACTTGTATTTGTTTCTTCATTTCCATCAATTACTAATACTAACCCTTGTTCAATTGCTGTCGAATTATTTAACCATATATCATGATAATGATGACAATCTTTCAAATATTGAAGCGGAATAGTCTCTCCAAGGCGACCCCGCTGTTTTACACGCAAATCACAAATCTCTGGTTTAGTTCTAATATAAACTATTTTTAAATCTTGAAAAATAGTTTGAAACTCTTTAAACAAATTTAAATAAATTAAATATTCAATAAGACTCATTTTTTTAGAATCATATAGACTTTTTGCAAATACAAATTTGTCTGTATAAACAGAGCGCTCACTAATAATAACATCATAATCTTCTTTTAGTGCTTCCTTCAATAAAGATAAACGACTAGTATATGCCATTACTTGAAATGCAAAACTGTAGCGTTCATTATTTTCATAAAAGTGCGTAATAATACTTTTTCCATTAGCATCTCCAATTGATTCCCAAATTGAAACTGGTTCTTGTAAAAAGCAAATTTTACAAGTATTGCCTTTTGAAGCACAATATTTTGCGAAATTTTTCTCAAAATAACGTACAATGCTTGATTTTCCAGAACCAATATTTCCATCAAATGATATAATAATAGGTGCCATTAGAATGTATATAATGTTTTTATATATTTGTTTAAAATAAAAATTATAATCTAATCAATTTTAATTTGTTGAAAACTAAAATATTAAACTTATTTGCGTAACCAATCTTCAGCTGACAGTTTTGCGCTGTCGCTATAATAAAATTTAATTAAGTTTCGTAATTGGTGAGTTGGTTCATCATTTAAACGTTCATCTGATAAATCTGTATCTCGCGTAGTAATTTTTTCCCAACTGTCTCTAAATTTTTGTAAATTCTTTATTAACTCATCTCGCGTCATAGAACTTATTGGTTTTTTATTTATTTCATACATTCCTTTATAATTAGTAATTGGTTTATTAATTCTATCTTGTATGAGTTTTGTTGCTTTTTTTTGTTGGGTTTTATCTAATAAATTATAAATTAATTCTAAATCATTACTTTCAATTAAAAAATTGCTTACTCTAACTAACCCTTGAGCCATCTTTTCTTTGGAACCACTTGTTGTTACATTATATTTTTTAAGTAGTTGTTTTAATTTATCTACTGAAATGTCATCTTTTTTGCTTTTATGAATAATATATTTTTTTGTTTTTTTTTGATTAGTTCCTTGATTGTTTGTCTTTTTTGTTTTATTCACTTTAGACCACCGCTTACTATTTTTTGTTTGTATTATGATCCACATATTGCCATCATTACCGCGTTTCTTAGTCCCTAAAACAAAGTCATTAGCACTTTCTGATGGCGCCTGTCTAGTTGGCATTTTATATAATATATTATATAAAATATAGAAAAAAGAAATTTATAGAAAAACATTATACAAATAATTATGAAACAATAGCATTTAAATATTTATTACTCTTAATTAGTAATTAAAAATTTAAAATTATTACACTAATAATGGAGTTTATTATTAGAGAGAATATTATACCTTTTACAAATATTAACTTGGCATTATTTACTTTATGTCATTTAAAACCTTATAACAATTATATAGATTATGATTATTTATATAGTATATGTTATTGTTGGAATCATTTAATTTTTTTTACATTTAATGGTGCATATTTTATGGATAACACAAGTTTTAAGAGAATGGCTATTAGAAAAAATTTGCCAATGCCTATTTTTCACATTGGAAATATTATTTTACATGATTTACCATTCTTATATGTAAATATATATATACCTAAAAATGTTACATTTTATCATTCATTAGTAGGATGTTTAACTAATTTATTATGGTGTTATTGGGCAACATTTGGAACATTTGATATTAAGTATGTTTATGTATATATGAAAAAACAACAACAAGTTAAGTTATATATAATAAATATTAGTTCAATATTTTATGCTCCCTTATTTTATCATATTAATAAACATATAAGAAATAATTTTGTATATGTATGATATAATATTATTAAAAAAATAATATAAAGATTATTTTACAAGTTAAATTAATAGATTGTAGCAATCTATTCATTTTTTAAGCATTGGTGCCCGAGCGGTCTAAGGGGTGCGACTCAAGTTCGCATGGCGCAAGCCTCGTGGGTTCGAACCCCACCCAATGTAAATACAAACTTCTTTCATTTTATTTTTATAAAATATTTTTATGAAATATTATATAAAAAAAATTTATTTTATTTTATTTTATTTTTGATATAAATCAAGACAACTTAGAATTTATTTATAGTCATCGGCTCTAATACTTGTTTGACGCCTTAAACGCGGTGGTTCAAGATGAGAACTACGAGGAGTTGGTGGTGGTGTGGAAACATTATATGATTCTTCGCGTTCTACTTGTGTAAATGCGGTATTCATACTACTTTTTTGCCTATTTACAACATTTCCAACAGACCTATATGCTGACATACACTCATCTTGTGTTTCACTATAATTAATTGCATGAGTTGGTAAAATACCAATTCTTGATGCTTCTAAAATAGCATCTTGATTAGCACCTAGATAAATGAGTTCAATATTATATGATTCTTGCGCACTTGTAATAAGTTTTTTAAGAGACTTCGTATTAAATTTTTTACTGCAATTTTCACACCCATCTGTAGCAACATAAATTAAACACTTGTCGTAGCAAGTTGGATTATGAAGTTTTTTCTCCATAAAATATGTAAGAGTAAAACCAATAGCATCATATAATGCTGTTTGCCCTCGCGGAACAAATTGTCTTAGTTCAATTGGTCTAACTTGTGTAATATTTAATGATCTAATTAACAATTTTTCTTCATGGTCAAATAACTTAATAGATACATTTACACATTCATTGGGTTTTAAATCTTGCTTAATAATTTCAAGCGAAGAGTTTACTCCACCAATAGTATCTTCTTCCTTACCACACATAGAACCGGAACGGTCAATAATAGCAACAACCTCTTGAGTAAATAGCGCCATAATATATTAATATTACTGTTAATGTTAAAATAATTTTAAATCAATTTTTTTTGTTTTAATAGTTTTAATAAATAAAAATTAATTTGTTAAAAAAAAATTGATTATATATTTATTTTTATTGCTAATCAATATTTACTATAAAATGCTAAAGCAACAAATGTTAATTGAAAAAACTAATTATGAACCGCATCTTAATATTGAATTATTGACAGGAGCATTTATAGAAAATAAATTTAAAAACATATGTGCGCAAACTATTTGTGATGCTTATGCTAATGAATGTTTAATAATTGAATATTTAAAATATAGGATGGCATTAGAACCTCAAACATTTACTGATGTAACATTTACTATAGATTTACCATTTGTTCAAGATTATATTGAATATATAAAGAAAGTTAGCATAACTTGTGAAGACATTCCTGTAATAACTTATGTATATAATACTTTATTACGCGAACCAGGAGATAGGGAGTTATGGCCAGACGATAAAGCATCGTTAATTCTTGACAAAATACAATGCTTCTTTGATATTAATGAGGACAAATTAGCAAATGAATTAATAGAAGTAATAAGTGAAATTTATTATAATAATTTGTGGTAATGATAAAGCATAAAGCATAAAGCATAAATTGAATTGTTTAAAAAATTGATATTATAAATTTTAATATATTTTTTATTAAAAAATGATTAATAATTATTATGCTAACGATGTTTACAAACAATTATTGAAAAATAGTTGTAATTTTATTAATAAAAGTTGCTTAGATATTGGAACAAGAAATGGAGCAAATTGTGTAAACTTAGTAAAAGTTGGCGCATCAAGTGTATTAGGTATTGATATAGATTCTTCACATTTTCATGAAATGTGGGTTACTAAAAAAATTATACTTTTAAAACAAGATTTATTAACAATTGACAATTCTAATAAATTTGATGTAATTACATGCTTTTTATGGAATATGCCTTATTTACAATACAATAATGTAATGAATAAAATTAAAGAACTCTTAAATATAGATGGTTTAGTGTATATAGGTATTGCTGATGAAGTCTATAAATGCGACCTGCCAGGCCCAAAAAGTGTAAATATTCTTGAATTATTAAAAAAACATTTTAATAATACAAGAATTTTAGATAAAAAAAGTATTCAATGGATAATAGAAGCTAAAAATCCATTTTAATTAAATAAAACTATAACAATTTTTAGAGCAATAATAAAATTTACTTTGTTTTTTATAAAAATCGTCTTGTAGTTTATATTTTTTATTGCACACATGACACTTTATATTTGTTAAATTATTAACTAAATATATTATGTCATCATTTAAAAGTAATATTTTGAATTTATAATTTTTTAATTTTAAAAACATTACAAAAATAATAGTAATAATATATTTATATAATTTATATAATTTATATAATGTATTATCTTGTGAATTTTTCCTCTATTTTTTTTATAAATAGTTCCAAGTTTGTGCTTAACAATGTTAAATTTGAACATAATGCTTTTAATGTATTTCTTTTAGTTCCTGACTTTTTATCATATATTAAATAATATTTACTAGCATGTGTTTCATGTTTTCTAATACTAATATATTTGGGCAAAACTATTGGATTTTTTTTATTTTGTGAATTATTAACTTTTTCCTCGCCTTCTATAACTTGTTCTATTTCATTTTTTTTATTACATATTTCATATTCTTCTTCGATAATTAATAACATTTTTTTTATTTCTTCTAATTTTTCTAATATATTTATTTTATTTGATTTAGATGATACATATAATTTATTCTCTATATTGTGAGGATGTTTTTCTATTTTAAAATATTCTCTATAGCATTTATTTTTTTGGTCATAGCATTCTTTATAATAATTAACATAAATGGGTAAATCATATTGCTGTATATTTTCCGGCAATTTTATAGCGTTGTGCTTTCTTTCTCTCTTACTATCTTCTTTTTTTATCATTATATTTGATAAATCAGTCATTTATATTAAATTAATACATTAAAATACTACAGATTTTGTTAAATATAACCAGAAGAAAATTCCAACAAATGCTTTGGCAGTCAAATCTAACATGTTATATCCTATCATTTTAGTTGCTTCATTTAACTGATAAAATACACCATATAAAGACCATAATCCTATGTATAACCAAAATATTAATTTAGATTGATATGTTGCTTTTGAACATGTCATAAAAAGTTTCCATAGGGTGCCAAATGTAAAAAAAAAGAATATAAAACCTATAAAGTTTGCTAAATTTCTATTAAGCAAACCTATTTCTCCGCTATATCCAAAACCCAACATTAAAAAATTAAAAAATATGACTAATAAAAATGGTTTAATTCTAACTGGTATTTTATTTTCGTAACCTAATAACATGGAAAGCGCCAATAACATAAAAGGAGTGGTAATTACCCAATCCGAATAACGCATATTATTAATTTTTTCTAAAGGAAGATTATCAATAGAATCGTTATTATCATCTTTTATAGATTCGTCTTTTTTTGTTTTATCTATTTCGACAATAAATAATCCATAAAAATAACTAGCAATAATCGAAATACATGTTTCTAAATTCAAAATATGACGGACTTGTGGAATAGGACTTCGTAATGCTTCAATAAATGTAATTACTGATGTAGTAATTAAAAAAATATATGTAATATAAAAACTATTAACCACTAAGGATGTTTTCATAAGTTCTGCTTATATATTTTAAAATATATATTTATAAGCACCAAAGTTTTATTATTTTATAAAAAAAATAAAACTTTAATTGAAATTGAAATAAGCATGTTATTTAATTCGAGTAAGCAAGACCACCCATACCCGACATAATGCGGAGAACGTTGTAGTTCACAGCATAAACTCTTACTTTAGCAGTGCTTACACCGGATACAGTAGCATTAGATAAAACTAACTGTAAAGTAGCATTGTCAATTCGTGAGAAATTGCATGTGCCAGATGGCTGATGTTCTTCAGGTCTTAAAGCAAACGAGTAAACATTAATACCGGTGTCTGGCGCACGAGTGTGGTGCTGGAAAGGTTGAACTAAGTCAAAATATGTGCCTTCACGCTCGGAGAATCTGTCTTGACCATTTAATTGTAATTTGGCAACAACAACTGGATTTTCACCCCAGCAGTGCATATCTAACGCAGTTTCGGCTAAAACGAAAGTGCCAGCATCCGAAACACCCGACTCTGAAGCATTAGTAGCACCACCCCATCCATTTGTACCGCTTGCCAAAACATCATTAGCAAATGGATCTTGGAACATTCCACTAGCATTAATAAAAGCATTGCTAGTAGCACCGGTTCCAGATGTAGAAATTGCATTTTTACCGCCAAAAGCATGAACCGCGTTTGGTAAGGCATCATATGCATCGGTGTAGTTGAACGGTTGAGCACCCAATAGTTTATTTAGTTCGGTACCAGTTGTTATTGAAGAACAATAATCAACATTCGAATCTGGTTGAACGACCCAGATTAATTCTTTGCAAGGATGATTTAAATTTAATTTAATTTTATTTGATGACGAACCGACCGATTCATCGCCTGTGAACTGTAATTGTTCAATTAAGTATTCGTGTGGGTTTTGTGCCATACGTCTGCGTTCGTCAGTATCTAAGAAAATGTAATCAACGAATAAAGATGCCGCAGCTAAAGATTGTTTGTATGCGCTAATAACTTTTTCACCAGTTCCATCAAGTCTATCTACAGCCCATAAGCATTCTTCAATGTTGCGAATGTCTAAATTAATTTTTACTTCGTGGTATTGTAAAGCAATTAAAGGTAGAGCTAAACCAGGATTACGGCAATACCAGAACTGTAATGGAACATATAGGGTTGTCTCTGGAAGCGCTCTGCGTGGAGCACAAACTTGACGAATGCCATCAGCAGAGCAAGGACCATCAACTTCGGCGAAGTCTGGATCACAAATATAGGTTAATTGAGTAGTATTACCAATCATTTTATAGTATCCGCGTTCTTGTTCTTTTGATAAAGTTAATTGGCACCAGATATGCATCCAATCACCGTATTGACGGTCAATTCTTTGACCACCGATTTCAACTTCTACTTGTGAAATTAATTGCTCGCCTGGGAAATCTAACCATCTGGCATATACATCTTCGCCTCTTGTTGCGGAAGTATTACCTAAAGATTGGCCAATTTCAGGAAGAGTAATCTGTAAGTAAGTGCGGTAAGCTAAATCACCATTACGTGAAATGGTGCATGTAACGCGGCGACCAAAATCCGCTTGACCATTAAAAGTTTGTTCAATTGATTCCATCGCAAAGTTGGTATGACGACGGTAAGTTACTTTCCAAAAGGTAATTTGAGGATTACCTGTTAAATAAACATCTTGAGCGCCATAGGCAACTAATTGCATTAATCCACCAGCCATTTTTTTATAATATTCCTAAAGAAAAAAATTTTTTGTAAATTAATTTAATTAATTAATTAATTTAATTAAATTAAATTAATTAATTAAAAATATTATCATATAAATTTTTACTACATTAAAAATATAATCTCTAGTAAATGAAAAAATTTAATGCTATTAAAACTACATTGGATAGCAAACATAATGAAATAATAAAATCTTTCAAACATAATGAAGAAGTAGTTATTCCTAAATATCTAAAACAAATTGATAAACTTGAAGTTATGTTAAATAAATCAAAAAATAAATTGGAAATAGTAGATAATATTAATAAGTATAAAAATTTAATAAAATCTCTCAAGAATAAAGAAAAGAATTATTATCTAAATAATTCTAGATACATATTTGATTATTTTGAAAATAAAAAGAATATTTCTACTAATGATACATTTGAGAATTCAGACAAAAATAATATAGTAAAACAATTTTTTTCATTAAATATTTCAGATGAATCAAACAATACTATAAATAATGAAACAAATAATGCTAAAATAACAGATGAAAATTATATTAAAACAAGCAATAATAATTTTATTGATAAATATTTCAACAATATTGATTCTAAATATTTAAATTATGATAAATTTATTTATCCATCAGATATATGTAATGTATGTAAAAGAGGAGAAATGGTATACGTAGAAAGTGAAGGAATGTCTATATGTAGTAATTGCTCTAATAGTATTAAATATTTAATTGAAATAGATAAACCTTCTTATAAAGAACCACCAAAAGAGGTATGCTTTTATGCTTATAAAAGAATAAATCATCTAAAAGAAATATTAGCACAGTTTCAAGCAAAAGAAAGCACAAATATACCTGATGAAGTATTTGAAAATATTAAAAATCAAATCAAAAAAGAACGTATAAGTCTTAATGACTTAACAAATAAGAAAACCAAAGAAATATTGAAAAACTTGGGTTACAATAAATATTATGAACATATTCCATTTATAAAAGATAAGTTAGGAATAAGACCACCAATAATGAGTGCAGAACTTGAAGAAACATTGTGTAATTTATTTATGGAATTACAAAAACCTTATTCTAAATATTGTCCTAAAGATAGGGTTAATTTTTTAAACTATTATTATACATTATATAAATTATGTGAATTGTTAAATGAACGCAGTTTTTTACCGTATTTTCCTATGTTAAAAGATCGTGAAAAACGCATAGAACAAGACCAAATATGGAAGAAAATATGTGAAGATTTAGGGTGGAAATTTATTCCTATACCATAAATTTATACCATTAATTTATACCATTAATTTATACCATTAATTTATACCATTAATTTATACCATAAATAATAATAATAATTATATAAATATTATTCATAATTATAATTATTATAGTTATTATAATAATTATGAATAATAGACCATCTTGGGATGAATATTTTAAAAGTATTGTTAATTTAACTGTTTCCCGCTCTTCTTGCGAACACCTTCAAGTTGGTTGTTTATTTGTAAAAGATAATCGCATTATAGCACAAGGTTATAATGGTTATATTGCTGGATGTCAACATAAAATGATTATAAAAGATAATCATAATATTGCTACTATTCATGCAGAACAAAATACAATTACTGATTGTGCAAAACGAGGAGTTAGTTGTAATGAATGTATAGCATATATTAGTCATTATCCGTGTTATAATTGTATGAAACTTATGGTTTCAAGTGGTATTTCAAAAATAAAATATATAAATGATTATAAAAATGACCCATTGGTCGAAGAGTTTGCAAATGATGTTAATATAGTTATAAATAAAATTTGATTAATTAATCATCAAACTCAAGTCCACTTAATAATCCGCTAAAAATATTTATTATATCTAAATAGTAATCCAATGATGCTGTTATAAAGTCTCCATTATAATTGCGTTGTAATATACTATTAGTATCATACATAATATATAACGAAAATATCATTAATGAAGCAATCACTATTATTTTTTTTAAAAATGAAGATTCAGTAATAAAAAATTGGACAATGCTTATAATTATTAAAAATAATAAAGCAAAAAATAAACCAAGTCCAAATGTTAAACCTAATTTAATACCGCTTGCTATTAATGCTAGTCCAAAAGCAAACATAGTAACAAAAATACTAGCTGTTCCGACTAAAGCACTTTTAACAATACCAGGATCTAATCCTGATTTTCTATATCCTAAAATTACACCAAATGCACAAGAAAAGAGAGAAAATAATATAAATTTTAACCAAGGAGGCATAGTAATGAATGCCAAAATTAGAATTATGACAAAAATTGCTACATATGCTCCAATAAGTTTGCTGTTGAATTTTTTAGTATCTTTATTTTTCTCATCTTCATCTTCTATTTTAATATTTTCACTTACATAATAAGTAATATAAAGTTGAGCCACTAAAGTTGCTAAAATTAAAGCAAAAAATCCTCTTTTTTCGTTTATTAACTTAAATAATTGCGTCAAATTATTATTTTTAAAAATTGGTTTTTTATTTTTAGCTGCTAAATTTGACTTGCTAGAATTCATGCTATATATTAGTATAATATATTTTATAATATTTATAAAATATATTATACTAATATATATGGACTTTATAAGAAATAAAACAACAAAATTAAGAAATATTGGAAGAAATATTGAAAATAGCTTAGCAACAAGAAGAGCTATAAATATAATAACACTGGCACCTCAAGAAGAATTAGCAGCTTTAGATCCAACAGCACCATCTTTAAGTCCAAGACGCATTTCTTTAAGTCCAAGAACAAAAGTCATTACACATATTCAAAAAACGTTCAAAAAAAGAAAAAGAAGAGAACAAGCAATAGCAGATTTATCAAAAATAAACTCTAAAAGACTTGCTACAAGAAGAATTCAAAAAAAATTTAGAAAAGCGTTAGAAAATCCAAATCTTGAAGCATGTCCTATATGTTATGGTAATATGTTGTACCCAAGACTTACAAAAACGCTTCGTTGCGGTCATAAATTTCATAGAAAGTGTATTGAACAATGGAGTGATACTAATCCAAGTTGTCCATTATGTAGAACATCTATAGAACCAGAAAGACCGTATCACCTACAAAGGCTTATTTCAATGCCTATTAGTTCTAATATTAATACTACTGTTAATCGTGTTAACGCATTAATAGCAGGATTGCGTAATTCTGCTACTATGATTGAGGCAATTAGCTTATTAAATGAAATAGATATACTAATTAATAACTTGCCATACAGTGAACGAGCAGTGCTTGCAGATGCACGGACCCAAGCATGGTTTCAAACGTATCTACGATTACAAGAAGCACCTAGACAAAGCAGAGCAACTATGGGTGCTAGTAATCGTGCTAATGCGTTAATACATGGAAGAAGGTGAATTAAAGTATTAGTTCTTTATAAAATAATATAGCATAAAATAATATAATATAGCATAAAATTATATAATATAGCATAAAATAATAATATATTATATTATATTATAATATAATATATGCCTTCGCAAACACGTAGGTCATCGCGACTAAGAAGTTCTGCTGCTAGAAAAATTCAAAAACAGTTTAGAAGTAGAAAAAGACAAAGGTCAAAAGCAAGTCGTAAAATTCAGTCAAAAGTTCGAGGAAAACAAACTAGAAAAGTAATAAATAGAGAAAAAAATACTAGTACAATAGTTAATGAATGTCCAATATGTATTGAACCTATGACTACAGATGTTCGTATTGCATTACCTTGTGGACATAGATTTCATAAAGACTGTATAAGACGTTCATTGACTAGCACTAGTGGAAAATGTCCAAAGTGTAGGAGTGTTGTAACTAATATACCATATGTACCAGAAGGAAGAGCAAATCGAACATTTGGTAATGTTCCGCTTTCGCAACAACAACCACAAGCACCTCCAGCACCACCAGCAATATTAGACCCAACACAACGAAGACAATATATATTACAACGGTTGCGAGAAATTGAAATGCTAGAACAACGATTAGCACAACTACCTGACCCAAGAGAAATGCCAAATATAACTTTAAATCAAGCATTACATATTCAACATAACGCACGCCAACTTGTAACTGAAATACGAAGACAATTTTATGAAGCTTCTGAAAATTATCAAAACTATAGAGATGTTAGAACAAATGGAACACTTGACCAAGATGTTATTAATATGTATTATGTAACGCTTGATTTATTACATCGCGCGCAAGTGCTTAGGAATAATGCAACGCAAAGTGTAGATGAACTTGGTGATGATGAACATCAAGACCTTATGTAATGTTTTACTATTTTTATAGTCTTAATATATTATATCTTAATATTATAATATGACAAAAACAAGAAAAGTTGGAAAAAAGAGAAATTTAGTAAAAAACCATAAATCAAGAAGGTATGCAAAAGGTTATGATAAAGCATATGTGAAAGCTTATGAGGAAAAAGAGAAAGCATATGAGGAAGCAGTTTCTGCTTTGCTTTCTAAAAAGTTAAATGATGTTCATTTAAGAACATATGGTCAAGAATTTGATGACCCCGGAGATCCATCACTTGTATCACAAATAGTTTCACATTTAGTTGAAAATAAAAGAGCATCAACACGAAAAATTCAGTCAAGATTTCGAGGACAAAAAACTAGAAAACTGCTAAGTAGAATAAAAACTACCATACCAACAGATATTGAATGTCCAATATGTGTAGAACCTATGATTGAAAATGTTGTTACATTATTTCCGTGCAGACATAGATTCCATCGAGCATGTATAAGGCCAGCATTAACTGGAACTGAAAGAAAATGTCCTGTATGTAGAGCAAATGTAACTAGTATACTTAATTGATTTACCACAAATTTCAAATATAATTTATATATATAATTTATATTATATTATATTATTTATAGTATATAATATAAATTTAGTATGCCTTCAAAAACACGTACTTCATCACGTTTAAGAAGTTCAGCAGTTAAAAAAATTCAAAAACGATTTAGAAGTAGAAAAAGGCTAAGGTCAAAAGCAAGTCGTAAAATTCAGTCAAGAGTTCGCGGAAAACAAACTAGAAAAGTAATAAATAGAGAAAAAAATACTGTGTTAACAATTAATGATTGTCCAATATGTCTTGAACCTTTGACTACAGATGTTCGTATTGCGTTACCTTGTGGACATAGATTTCACGAAGAATGTATAAAGCGTTCATTGACTAGCACTGGTGGAAGATGTCCTAAGTGTAGGGCGGTTGTAACTAATATACCTTATATTTCTACACAGGAATCACAACGACAAATAGTACCACCACTGCCACCACCACCACAATATATATTAGATCCAATACAACGAAGACAACTATTAGATTTAGAACCACTACAACTAATACAACACCTAATAGTACGCAATCAAGAACTAGATGTTATAGAACAAAGTATAGAACGACTGAGAGAACTACTGCCTGATGCGCCAGAAATTCCAAATATAACTTATGAACAGGCAGTAGTTAATGAAGTAACAGCAAATGATACTGAGACTACTTTAAGAAGTCTTTATAATGAAGCATATACTCTTTATACTAACTATGAAAGTTTTAACACACAAGATAGACCAAGTACTAACGATGAAATAGCAGAACAACACATTGATGCTGTTTTTAATAGAACTTCTAATTTATTAGAAGTTGCAACATATGATGCGATTAATGCTCTACGAATTTCAAACCATCTTGGTTCACTAATGTTAACTAGTTAATCTTGATATTTTTATAATCTTTTACACTATTTTTATAGTTTTATATATTATATTATTTATAGTATATAATATAAATTTAGTATGCCTTCAAAAAGACGTAGTTCTTCGCGACTAAGAAGTTCGGCAGTTAAAAAAATTCAAAAACAATTTAGGGGTAAGCAAACTAGAAAGCATGTAACCAAACTAAAAGCAAGTCGTAAAATTCAGTCAAGAGTTCGGGGAAAACAAACTAGAAAAGTAATGAAAAGAGTAAGAACTAATATGTTAACAAATAATGATTGTTCAATATGTTTAGAACCTTTGACTCAAAATGCTGCAACAGCATTACCTTGTGGTCATAGATTTCATAAAGATTGTATAGTAAATTGGTTAGTTAGAAGTCAAGGAAAATGTCCTAATTGTAAGCAACGCATAACTAACATACCTTATATTTCTATAGAAGAAGAATTAGAACAAGAACCAGAACCTGAATACGAACCATTAATATTAGACCCAATATTACGAAGACAACGTATATTAGAACGTATGCACGAAATAGAATTATGGGAACGCGAAATTGAAGGACTAAGACCACAACTACCCGACCCTCCAGAAATTCCAGATATAACTTTCAATGATTCATTAAGTAATCAATATAGCGCAGACCAAACCGAATATTATGTACGTAGACTCTATAATGAAGCTTCTTATAATTACAATAACTATAGAAGTTTAAACATAAATGATGAAACACTGGAGCAAGATGTTAGCAATATGTTTTTTATAACTTCTGAATTATTAACACGCGCGCGAGACAATGCGCGTAACGCTGATAGAATTTGCAGTCATATTGCAAATATAGAGTTTGCGGCGTATATGTAATATTTCAATAGTTTTATAGTGTTATATTTTTATAGTGTTATATTTTTTTATAGTGTTATATTTTATTATATATTATTATATTTTAATATATATAATATGCCTTCGCCAACACGTAGTTCATCATCGAGAAAAAGAAGTGCCGCTACACGAATTCAAAAACGTGTTAGGGGCAAACAAACTAGAAAACAAGTAACCAAACTAAAAGCAACGCGCAGAATTCAGTCGAGAGTTAGAGGTAACACAACTAGGAAACTAATAACTAGAATAAGAAGTAATATGTTAGTAGATAATGACTGTTCAATATGTTTAGAACCTATGACTGAAAAGGTTGCTACATTATTACCTTGTGGACATAGATTTCATAGTGATTGTATAAAAAAATGGATGACTAGTCGTAAGAAAAAATGTCCTAATTGTAAAAGACGTGTAACCAATATAAAACCACAAACACAAACATCAAGACAAGCACCTATAATATTACCACAACTAACACAAACAGAACAAACACAACTACAGGAAACAATAGCACGGTTAGGAAGAGAAATAGAACAAGTAGGTGAAGAACTAGAAGAATTACAAGACTCAACTCTTCCACCTTTACAACGAGCATTAGATTATGAAACAAGAGCAATATTAATTGAAACAGCAATAACGACTGTCCATAATGAAGTTCGTGACCGATTTTATAACTATAGGACTTATGGTGGTGTTGATACTGATAATAGAACATATTATGAATTCTTAGAGGAAATGTATAACAGAACTAATGACCTAACAGTAGACGCAACTAATAATAGCTCTGATGCTACAGGAATTGTAGAGTCTATTAGAAATAACAATACAAGTAGAAATAGAAATAGTTGGTGGCCATGGTAAACAAAAATATATTATACTTTATTATATTTTATTAGATTTTATTATATTTTA